TGCTACCGATGTCATGCTCATGTTAACTCCAAAGTCCTAATCTTATGCCTTCAACTTCATTAGTAAGAGCAGCAAGCGCTGCCGTGTTTACGGCAATAGCTGCCGTATTAGCCGCAACCGCTGGATTAACAGCACCGCTTTTTAATAACGCTTCAGAAGCAATAGACATTGCACCTGAAGCAACAGCACGAATATCGCTATCTATACCAGAAATAGCCTCAAACTTTTGAGACAGTTTCCTTAACTCATACTCTATAGAAACAGAGTTCTGTCCTGAGAATTGGTGAGTTGGGCGATAAAGAACACTCATTAAACTTCAAGCTCTGGTTCATTAGCCCACTCACCATTAATAAACCACTCAACAGGAATTATACTGTCAACTGCATGCTCGGTTGGATCTAGTACAGCTTGTATTTTCCAGTAACCTTTATCTTCATCATAAATAATTTCTGTTGTATAATATTTGCAAGTAACAGCAAAACGAATATTTTCAGGTAATCCTTCTTCTTCTGGAAAAGAAGTGCCTTCTTTTGAAGTAACAATTATTGATTCTGGAATAACAAAATTGTCTTCTTCAATAACTTCATTCCATCCTACAGGAAGAGCATCACCTTTTACCCAATCAGGATGTTCATCAATTATGTCTTGAAAATATCTAGGAAATTCACCTTCAGGATTACGGTAACAAAATATAATCATAATACTGTACTCGCAAACGCATCGGGATTCTGATTTGTATTGGTAACACCTTGGGTGCCATAACCAAAATTTCCACCTTGGCTAACATTAGTGCTATTAGTGTATCTAGCTATAGTACTTGTTTTAAGACTTAACTCAGTATTTGGTGTGTATTGGATTGTAGCACCATCATTACTAATGGGTTTAGCAGCACCTGTACCGCCACCATCGCTAGATAATCTTGCAGAAAATGCAACGGCTGTAGGTCCAGCACTACCGCCGCCCCCATCTCCTAAGTTACAGAATCCACCTAGAATAATATCGTTAAACGAATTTATTTCCATTTGACTTATGAAAGTGTCATTACTGTCATCTGCCCCATTGCTTTTTACCATCAGCAAATCGTTACACCACATCAACACACCAGCAGGAGATACTTTACTTATTGAGTGATGCCACTTACTATCTCCCGTACTATAATAAGTTAATGAAAAATAAACATTGCCGTCAGTGTCAGTAACAGGCTGAGCACGCATAGATCTTTCCCAAAAATTAGTATCAGCCATCGTTCCACCTGAAGAATGCAATACTTTAGACCATTGAACAGCACCTTCGTTTGCACTAACCGCCGCATCTATTTTAACTATTTCTACACCTCTATCAATTGTGCTATTTTGTGACATATTTGGAGCAACAAGATAAGCATATTCTTGACTACCAACTTTTAATGATGGAGTCCAAAAACAGCGATTAAAATATGCAGTATTGCCACTAGCTTTTTTGTATTTCCATAAACTCTGTGTGCTGTTAGAACCACCATATACAAATCCATACAAATGCATGTATTCAAAATTGTTCTGTACGCCACTCATGTAATCACGATTAAGTGGATGGTAAAAAGTAGTACGGCTTATATATGCAGTATTAGTACTACCATAATAGGTTCCGCCTATAGTCTCGTACGGCACTGCTCCTTGTAAATAACCAGTACCCCATTGTATTGAATAGTTTTGGTCCTTAGCATTAAAAGCTACTGATACTCTGCCAGTATTTCCTGCTGCTGATTTGTATGGGTTTATTGCTTGAGCACCATAGTATGCAATAGCATTTGAATTATTTGACGCTTGTTGTGGCCGCCACTGAACAGCGCCCTGTGCATCGGCTATATTATTGCCTGTAGATGTAACAGGAGGCCAACTTATAACATAACCAGTTTGTCCACTAGAAGCTACTCCACCAGCCCCAATAACATAATCAGTACTTTCTGTTAAACCAGAACCCCAAACATCACCCCAACTACCACCAGTATTTATTTTTGCTCTTGCTAAAAGAGAAGGTTCATCTGAACCACTTATTTTCCACATAGTAGTGTTGCCGCTATTCATTCTTGCAACAACGTAAATGTCTTCATTGCTATCTAGTCCTCCACCGCCGCATCTATTTACAACTTGGTCAGCGCTTTGGATAATAGCAAACCAGCCAACACGACTACCACCGCTAAACAATGCGCTATTCATCCAAGTAGAAACAGCAGTAGACGGCCACGCCTTAGGCGTATCCGTCCTGCCCTTGAAATTACTAACATTTGCACCAGGATTAGTCCTGTACTGATTAAACGACATATAAACCTCTAATTAGGCTGTGATTTGATTTACATAACCAAAAAGATTGATCCCAGCAGGAGCAAACGCTTTAACAATAAGAGCAGCAGTAGAATTGCCTTTAAGGATAATTCCAGGAGCAACTAACGTAAGACCAGCCTCAGTAGTTATTGTCTGCTCAATAAGATCAGCAGTTGTAGTACCACCCCACTCAACAGTCAACTTCACATCAGCACCAGACTGATTCATTGCATACAACCAAATTTCGTCAATGGTAGTAGCAGTAGCACTACCAGTGTGAATTGTTGTACCAGGAGAAGATGTTGCAGCTACCGCAATAGCTTTACCATCAGTACTCCCTGATAATTTGAGTTTTGAATATGTCGCCATTTTCGTTCCTTAGCTGAAGACTTGGTTAGAAATAATGTTATCTGCCGTACCATTAACAGTAGCTGGTATATCGCCTACAAGCGCCATTGTCCCAGTTGCATTAGGGATAGTGATAACCCTGTCTGCGGTAGGATCTGTAACCGTTAACGTAACTTCGTATCCGTTAGCAGTAGTGGCTCCAGTAAGAAGTATTGGGCTAGCACCTTGATAAGTGTTAGCAGCCTCAAAAGTGTTTGTTGCATCAAAGGTTACTGAGCCAGTAAAAGTGCCACCAGCCAAAGGCATTTTGCTAGCATCAGTAGGAGCCGCAATCCAGTTTAAACCAGTAACGTTAGAACTGTCTGCGCTTAAAACTTGACCGTTTGTGCCAACAGCTTTACGAGTAACAACATTGTCAGCAGAAGCAACAAGAATATCGCCTTTAGCATCAACAAGGTTTCTTTCAACCATGCCAGGGCTAGTATTTACAAACGTTTCAATACTTGTAAAGTTGGCATTCATATCTCCAGCAACAATAGTTTGACCAGAAACAAAATCGTTAGGTATGCTTAAAGTCATTTATCGCAGCCTTCTCGGTGTGTATGTGAATGCTAAAGCATTAATTTCCCAATGCAGGTTAGCACTTGTAGGTCCATCAATCCTCATACTAACACTCCTGCCTGTCCCAAGAGTGGGAAGGTTTTTTACTTCAGCAGTAATATCGCGCCCAATTGCGTCCCATTTAGCTATTTTGGCTCCTGATGCTTCATTCCACTCTGCTGTGTTCCAACGAGACGCAGAAGTCTTACCGTTAACCAAAATAGGAAACTCAAGAGAAGCAGTCGATTTATCGTAATCTTTAAAAATGTCTACATTCAAAGTTAAATCTTCTTCAGCAGAAACAACAGCACGAGGACGACCCCAACGTTTCTTAACAATAGGGTCATTACCTGTAACCCATCGTGACACAAAATAAGAAGTAATATGAGTCAATATGTTAGAGGTGTACCTATCTGCATCACGTTTTTGTTCATCTTCAACATCAACAACGCAACCTTCAGGAATTACACCACTTTTCTTAACACATCCTGCAAAAACTGTAAAACTTTTATTAGGAGGTCTAAAAGAAAATAAAGGACCAGCGTTAATATCAGTCATGGTCCAAGCACCTTCAGAACCTAAAGTTGGATCATAAATTAAAGTTCTTCTACCAGAAGAACCAGCGTCTTGATAATCAACAGAAACATATAACTTATTATTTCCAAAAGCCAACTGAGGATTTTTATCAAATTTAATGTTTTCGTTATCAATAGCAGGTCTTATTTTGCTAAACAACCAAGTAAAAGTATTTCCATTATAAACATAGATGCCTTCTGAGCCATACCAAAAAAAAGTGCCATAAGGCGTATTCACAGGACTTGATAAAGGAACTGAACCAATATCGTTACTTAAAGTAACAACTTGAAAAGAATCAGAATCAAAACCGTAAACAGCGTAAACACTATTAGTTTTAAAAACAAGAAGATGATCACCTGCGGGAACTAAAGCGGTGATGTAATCTCCGTGTTCTCCTTTGTCTATATCTACATAATCTTCCGCTGACCAAGTTTCTGGATCGTTTATATTCGACCATCGAAGACGATATTTGTAACCTGTTGCGGTCTCGAATGTATTTGCTACCCATGCAAAGTTGTTCCAAAAAGCTATGTATTGTGCTTGCGGCATATTACCAGCAGCACCAAAGTTTCCACCAAGATCAGCGCCAGTAGAACCATTCCATCTAAAAGAAGGCTTATCATAACTAACCCCGTAAGCAATGTTGTTCATAGTTATACCATAAACACGAGAACCAATGCTCCTATCAGTAATACCAGTCACATCAACAAAGTCATCAACAAGAGAATACGCAACTTTTGCGCCATGATTAACCATCAGTTGATTAGAACCAGTATCTGTATGAAACCCCCATATTCCTTCAACATCATTTGCTAAAGGTGCAACATTTCTTCTATCAACACCATCCCTCATTCGAATACCACCACGAGGGTCAACAGTTACATTCAACAAATCAGGAGATTCATTATCTTGCAAATTGAACTGATCACTTCTTAAATTCAATCCACCAGAAAATGATTCTAAAACTTCAAGAGAAAACTGTCGATTAGATGCCATTAACTATCACCAACTGATTCCGCCAGTATTAGCAAACCTTAAACCACCAAGACCAGCAGCAAAACGATTAGAAACTCTACTATTTGCAACCATTGGTTGCGGTGCAGGAGCATCAGCAAATCGACGAGCAACATTATCAAGCTCAAGTTGAAATTGTGCTTGATACTGATTAGCCATCACAGGATCTTCCTGTTGCATATAAGCTCTAGCAGTTGTGTAAGTTGTTAAAATAGGATGAAACGCAGTAGGCAAATCAGGAGTTGCAGAAGAACCACTACCTAAACCAAAAGCAGTTGGATTCCTTACAGCACGAACATACATGGTTTGAATTGAACCAGGAGTTGAATACAAACGTATTTTGTCATCCCAATAACTCCACTCCCAAGAAGTGCCATTATTGTCTACATCTAAAGGATTATTCCAGTCACCATCATCGCGACCAATGTATCTTAAAACGTGATCGTCGCTTCTAAGAGCAACTATTTCTCTTATACCTTGAGCAATAGTGTCGGGTGACGCTGCGATTGCTGTAAGCGAGTAATCTTTTTGACCAATAATAGTATTGAAAGTTGTTGAAACTTCATAAAACGGCCACCGTTTTTCACTATAAACAATAGTGTCAAAACCTTGACCAATGATTATATCTATTGTTGTGTCGTCAATATCGCTTGTATCAATATCGACAACACTTCTTACTTGAGTTCTGATTTGAGCTAAAGTCAAAGCCGTAAATGTCACGACTGCTCCTGTCTTGCAACACTAAGATGATGTACACCACATAAGTCAGTCCCGCTTACAGGTCCTGATTTGCAAGGAGTACCTTTAGCCGTAGTAGCTAAACAAATACTTCCCCATTTGATTTTTTCAACAGGTTCTTCTGTTTCCTCTGTTTCTTCTTCCCATTCGGAAACGCCAGCAACCATACGTGCTCCAGATATTTGACCTGGAGAATAATGCGATGGACGCACGCCTCTAGAATTTGCAACTTCTGCATCTCTGCTATAACCAATGGCGTGCTGTCTTTGCATGGTTTTTCTCCAAGTAAAGGTGGGGGATGCGAACATCCCCCACCAATCTGTTTAATTGTTAGTTAGCAATGTTATGCAAACGTCCTTGACGTGCTCGGTTTGAGCAAGTCAATTCTCCGTAACAGAGAATCTGGGCATAACGAGCATCCTGATTTGTAGGACGCACAAACGGAGTTGGTTGGAACCAAGTGTCAGTGTGAGCTACAAGTCGCAGGTATTTTGTGTTAAGGAAGTAGAAAGCTTTAGCTTCGCACTCGTCATCAAAGGTTACTGGAGCACCCTTGAAAAGCAAGTTTTGGAAACCAGCGTCAGCAACTGCTGCACTTGTGTAACGCAGTTGTGGCTGAAGCAATGCTTCATACTTTTCGTAACGTAGTTGATCACCAAATATGATTGTCGGCTGGTCGTTGCCTTCCGAAATCGTATTGTACATACTGCTCATAGAAAGAAGCGTTAACGCAGCGTTACCATGATTAGTTTGTGTTGGAGCCCACCAAGCATTACCAGCAGCACCTTGGTTAATACCACCAAGGGCACCACCAGATACTACTTGCTGAATACCACTAAAGTCTTTGCCACCGTTGCCAGTGCCATCTCCCCACAACATGGTATTCATGTTGTCAATAATGGTTTGTTCGGTTTGCATAATCTTGCCCTCAAGGAGGTCAATGATTTGTGCTTCACCATTGTTTTTTGCTTCTTCAATACCTGTAATAGTTACTGTAGCTGCATACTGTTTCCAGTTATACTCAGCAGCAGTAATGCCTTCTTGGGCAGTAACAGGAATTAAATCAGCACCGCTATATGAAGCAGCAGTACTGTTTTTTCCGTAGATGATAGGGACAACGATTTTTGCTCCGCCTGTTACACGCCTAATGGTCTGACCATTGGTAAGCGCATAAAACAAAGGACGAGCAGAGAAAACGTTATCAGCTAATTTGGGTACGTAATTTTTGAGCGTTGTGCTCAGAATTGCGTCGAAGTCGGTATTACCCGCCATTTTATCTCCTAATTAATTGAAATTTGATTGCTTAGCCTGTTCATATGCTTCACGAATTGAGCTAACAGCAGTGACAGCTTTACCAATAGAATCAGAAGAAGAACCTGGATTTGCATCCACTACATTTGCTGCACGCTTATCTTCCATAATTTTAGACTCTTGACTTTCTGCTGTTGCAGAAGTTAAAGCACTCTCATAGTTCATATGAGCATAAGCTGCGTCAAGATTTCCAATATTATGTTTTAAAGCATGAGCATAAAGTTCAGAATCTGAAATATCAGTAGAATACTTTTCTCTGATGGAACCCATTTCTTTCTGCAAATTATCTTGTCTTACACGAGAATTTTGTTCTTCAATGGCAGATTCAATTCGGCGCAAGCGACTTTCGTCTGGGTCCATATCTTCAAAATCTTCATTTTGTTCAATTGATGACATTTGGTTACCCACACCAACCCCAAAAGCATCTCCTAAAGCAGAGATAGCTCCTTGTGGATCAGTTTCTAATGCTTGCACTATTGTTTCCGCTTGAGACAGTCTTTCACGCTCTCGGGCCAACTCTTGCGTTTTACGGGTGTAATCCGCTTGTCGTTGGTACCCACTTTGAAGCTCCTGCAAGCTAACTTGCCGTTCAACACCATCTACCTTGATGGTATACGCTTCAGATGAAACATCAGGATTACTGGGAGCCAGTTCCGTAGCTTCGTTCATTTGGAATCCTACTTTCGGTTATTCCTTATAATTAAGGGAGGGTTGTCCCATTACATATTAGGTAACTCCAAACCCATTTGGTTTTGTAGTTGTGCTAATAATTCTGGAGGAACGCCACCCGTCGCCTCAAAAACTTGATCTGGTATAGGGCCAGGACCCATACCACCAGACATTGGGGGAGGGGGCATACCGCCCCCGTCCCCCTCGGGTCCAGCTTGTTGTTCAGGAGCCATTTCGTCTGCCATAGGCTCTTGCTGGACTAAAAACTTTTCAGGATTTTTAACTCCAAATCCAAACTGCAACACGTATTTAGCTAATTCTACAGGATCAATAACAGTGCCGACAAGAGGAGCAACTGCATTCATTAAAGAGATAGCTTGTTGGCGTCTAGCGGTTTCATTCAAAGGCTGCGTAGAGCCGCCTTCTACTTCAAAATCGTATTCACCTAAAATGTCACTACGTGTATAAGCAACAAAAAGATTTTCTTGATCTTTTCCTGTTATACGAACCATTTGTGGCCGTGTCATGTATTGCTGCATAAGCTGCAATACCATTCGAGCCACATCACCAATAACTAACTCAATAATAGCTAATTTGTCTGAAGACCTAGCGTTACCAGCATCAGCAATAATACTTGCTTCAGTAGCAGTACGCCTAACTTCAGGCATTTGACCACGAGAGTATTCAGATACCCCGCTTACAATGTTTATATCAGCTTCAATAATACTTGAATGATTGTACATTTCAGGAGCTAAAGGAGTTTGAGCCAAAGGCGTAACAACTTCTGACAATGGCCTATTCTCATCTATAACAGGAACAAAGCGGCCATCTTCATCAGATTCTAAAGCTTCACGACCTTCAGGTCCAAAAGAACGCTCATGGTAAAGATACTTACGTGCATAACGTTTCCTATGGTTAACCATTTGGGAACGAGTCTTATTTAACTCTTCCTGTAATGATTCAATCTGCTCTAAATCACCCATAGGGTAAAAAACGTCAGGTATATCATAGTTACGCATCATCACAAAAGGATGACCAGAGTCATAAGGCATTGCTTGAGGATCAAGTAAGTAATCGTCAGCTTCATGAGCGCAAACCGAGATAGTTCCTGCTTCTAAATCGTAATATTCGTAAAGAGTTATACGATCAAGATCATCTGAATATTCTTCACGTTCTGTATCGTTTTGCCAACGAAACAAAACACCAGAATCTGCTTGCAGAGTTCTACGAACAGAAGATTTAAATCGTTTATCTTTTTTAACTTCAGCTAAAGGACGAACGATTCTTTGAGCAATCCATTTTGCGTCATCTAAGCAAGTAGCTTCAGGATCAACGTACATATCGAAAGGAGAAATACGTTCAACAAATGGTTGATCTTCAACGATCATCATTTCTGTATGAGGCAAACTTGATCTTATTTGTTCATCTGTAGGTAACTCATTAGCAAACTCAGGGCTTTCCTGAGCGAACATATCAACTTCTTCAACTGAACGTTGATATTCATCGTCCATTTCGTAATCGTTAAGAGCACGTTCTTCTTCAACAAATTTCCAACCTACTTTAAGCCATCCATGACCAACAATAAGGAAATCTTTAACTGCACGTCTAAAGGGTTTACGGTAATCGTAATGTCTCCACAAATAGTTAATTACAGCTTCAACAAAAACTGCTCTGTCAGAGTCTGATTCTTTATTTGCGTTAATAGTAATTTTAGGATGGTTAATAGAGACAGCAGGACTAATGACATTTATTGTCGAAAAAGCCATATTGACGCTAATGCGATCATCAGTAACATTGCCACTAAAATTGGCGTTGTTAGCATTCCAATATGTTTTTCCACGATAAACGTCAATTAAACGTTGCCATTTACTGTCGTAACCTTCGTCAGTTCTCCATCTGGCAGCCAACCGAAGACGGTCATGTACATGTTCATAACGTTTTGACCGTGATTCACTTGCCATTTTTTACACCCAACGTCTGCCTACGTATTGAGGCTCATGGCCTGCTGCCAGAGCATCAGAAATAACCTTATTTTCTCGTTCTTTAAGAGTCATACTTTGTTCTTCGACAGGCAATCTTGCGCGATGCAAAGGGCCAGTAGACCCAAGATTCATAGTTACTCCCATGACTTTGCAATGCCATTCCCAAAGATCGTCTAACTCATCGTCGGGAAGCGGTCCTCGCTTCCCAACGATGTACAAACAATATTCCTCTTTAGTCACATTTCTGGGAATCAAGTGCTAGTAACCGAACCATCAGGTTGTACAGCTACACGTTCTACTTTGCCATCAGGGCCTTGATGATTAGTAGGTGTTTCACGGATAACCATAGAAGCAGCCAGATCTCCAGGGTGCACTTCGTCGGTACCGCCAAAGACAGGAACGTCTGTTTGCGCTCCTCCTCTTTTTACTGGACCATTAAATAGTTGTGCATCATTTAGTACAGGCTGTGCGCCCATTCCTGAAGCATTGAATTTTCTATTGGACATTAAACGCTCCTAGCGTAAATTTGTTCCTAAATATATACCTATACTGTCCCACGCATGGAGTTTAGACCAATTGTAGATTTATTCAAGGCTTTTTTGTCGGGAAGTTGCCTTGCCCACCAATCTAACGTAAATGTATCATCAACATTTTGTACATATTCTGGAATGTAAGCGTACTTTCTCATTTGATTAGCCATAGCTAAAGCCATAACACGGTCATCGTGAGGAGAACCAGACATTCCACCTCTTTCATTACGAGTGAAAGTACGTAGTTCAGCTAACGTGTACTCATCAAATATGTTTAATTCATAATTTTTTAAAGCCTGAGCAAGCTCATCAATCATAAGAGGCTTAGAAGTACGAGTAGTAAGCCAACCAAATTCGCTTGAAGTACGTTGATTAGCTGAATTCAAAGTTCTACGACGATACAGATTAGGGTAACCCAATTGCCTTAAACCAACAATAGTAGTTAAACCGTGATTGTTAGCTTCTACACAACACAAAGCGTTTCCATACCAAACCCCAAGATTGTATACTTCCTGACTTAATTCGTCAGGAGGTATACGTCCATGCCAGATAGCTACTTGTTTGCCATCTTTGCAATCAATAACTTGGATACAAGAGTAATCGCCGTGTCCAAGACCTTCAGCCGTATCCACGCCAAGGACGTACCCGCTCCATCTCTGAGGTTCTTCCCATATTGTTAGCATCTGAATTCCAAGGCCCCTTGCAACTCGTAGAGATAACCTTGTTTACCTGGTTTGACCAATTTCCCGAGTTCTCCCAAAACGTCCAAATCAAAGACGGGATTGCCCGAACGGACAAATGCCTCTTCGGGCGTAGTCGGATATTCTTGGGCCAATTGCCAAGGGAGCATAGAGGCAATTTTGCCTTCATACCAAGCCTCATCTCTATCTTGCGAAGCAGACCAAGGAAAAAACATAGCATCAAACTTATTGTTACCTGTAGTTGATCCTGTCCACAGTTTGTGGAAAAAGTTTCCAGAGCCGTTCGCAGTACTTAAACCTATGATACGTCCGCCTACATCGGCTACTGGCTCAATCGAGGCCCACGCTTCTTCAGGGTTGGGCAAAAATGCCCATTCATCCACA